CTGCCCCATAACTAAATAAAATTTAAATACAATATTTATTACTAAACATATACAAAACAATTATTATGAAATCAGAAATTTTATTAACTTTAATTAAAGAAGTTGTTAAAAATGAAGTTAAGTTACAGGTAAAAGAAGAACTTGTTAAACTTATCAAATCTGGTGCAGTTACATTAAACTCACAAAAGAAAACATCTACTCCATCGTTGAGAGAGATGACAGAAGTTACACCACCGATTAAAAGACAACAACCAATTCAACAGCAAAGAACTCAACCTCAAAGGGAATTTTCAAAAGACCCAATGATTAATGAGATTCTTAATATGACACAACCATTTACGTCTGCACAAAGAGCAGAAGGAACGGCATCTCCATTAGGAGTTAGTGGTGGTAGTGTTTTAGATATGTTACAACCACAACAAAGTATGGAAGAAGATTGGGAAACTATGGATTATAGAGAAGGCATACAAATACCTCAAAGTATTCCTCAACAATTAGAATCAACTGGTGATGGATTACAAGATGCTACAATAAAAGCATTGACTAGAGATTATAGTGAATTAGTAAAAAGATTTAATAAATAATGGCAATAGAATTAGGAAAAATACCGGTAAAAGATTTAATACAAAACCAACATAAAGGTTTAAGTATTGGTTTTTCTAATTCAGATACAGATGGAATATTTCAAAAAAATTATTCCACCAGAAAACAATATGCTGAAAATATTAAAAATTTAATATTAACAAGAAAAGGGGAAAGATTATTGAATCCACTTTTTGGATGTGATATTCATAGAATTTTATTTGAACCAATAGTTGAGGGTGATATAGAGAAAAAAATTCAAGATTCAATAGAACAGGCTGTTAATTATTGGATTCCTGAAGTTAATATAGATGAAATCGTTTTTGATTTTAATGAGGCAGATATAGATAACCATACAATTAACTTTAATATAGTTTTTTCATTAAAATTAAATCCAGATATAAGCGATAACGTAGAAGTATCAATAAACGAATAATATAAAATGGCAATTAAATCTTTAAATAAGACTTGGGGAAATAACAATAAAGAAATAAATTATGTTGGTAAAGATTTTACCACATTTAAAGAAAATTTAGTTAATTTCGCAAAAACATATTTTCCGGATAATTACTCCGATTTTTCAGATGCATCACCTGGAAACATATTCATTGACATGGCTTCGTATGTTGGTGATGTGCTTTCATTTTACCAAGATACACAATTAAAAGAATCAATGCTAGCAAACGCTAGTGAAAGAAAGAATGTGGTATCTATTGCTCAATCTATGGGATATAAACCAAAATTATCTTCTCCTGCGGCAACAACTATAAAAGTTTATCAAATTGTTCCATCAAAAAATAATGGTGGAAATTTAGAACCTGATTCTAGATTTTATTTAAAGATTAAAGATGGTATGGAAATAAAAGCATCATCTAATTCAAATATAATATTTAGAACAACCGATGCAGTTGATTTTGAAAATCCAATTGATAGAGAAATAGATGTGTATGAAAGAAATTCTACCGGAGAACCAACTCAATATCTTATTAGTAAATTAGTTAAAGCAATATCGGCAACACAAGTAGAAACATCATTTATAATGGGTAATGATGTAGATTATCCATCAATTTCATTAACAGATACGGATATAATACAAATTGTTTCAGTAGCAGATTTAAATAATAACAAATATTATGAAGTTCCTTATTTAGCACAAGAAAGTGTATTTGTAGAACAAGCAAATATTTCTGCTAACACAAACTCATCATTAAATACAAATTCATCAGAAGTTCCTTATATTTTAGAAGTACAAAAAGTACCTAGAAGATTTAGTGCCAAAATTAATTCAAATAATACAATGGATTTACAATTTGGAAGTGGTGATACTACAATGAATGATGAACAAATACTTCCAAATACAAAAAATGTAGGATTAGGTTTAGCTAATTCAGTTAATAGATTAAATCAAGGTATTGACCCTTCTAATTTCTTAAAAACAAATACATTTGGAATAGCTCCTACCAATACAACATTGACCGTTAAATATTTAGTGGGTGGTGGCGTAGAATCAAATATTAATACTGGTGATTTGGTTAATATTATAAAAATAGAATACGAAGAAGATTTATTATCATTAAGTGATAGTGACTTGAGAATATATAACCAAGCTAAAACAACAATAGCGGTAGAAAATATTGAACCGGCAGTTGGCGGTAGAGGTGCAGAATCAATTGAAGAAATTAGACAAAATGCATTAGCAATGTTTGGTTCTCAAAATAGAGCAGTTACAAGACAAGATTATATTGTTAGAGCATTAAGTATGCCAGCCAGATATGGTAGTGTTGCAAAAGTATATGTTAGTCCAGATGGTGAAATTGATAACAATTCACCTGCATCAATTTTGGCTAGTCCAAATAATATTGCAGAATTTACAAATTTGGTAGATTCTATGAAAGGAATGGCTAAATCGGAAATACAAAAAGAATTAGTTAAATATCTTTCAAACAAAAGAACGGCTATTTCCGAAGTTAATAACCCGTTTGCAATCAATATGTATTTATTAGGATATGATTCTAATAAAAATCTTACTCAACTTAATCAAGCAGTTAAACAAAATCTTAAAACTTATTTAGGTGAATATAGAATGTTGACCGACGCCGTTAATATTATAGATGGATTTATAGTTAATATTGGTGTAGATTTTGAAATTATATGTTATCAAAATTATAATAAAAGAGAAGTATTAGCAAATTGTTTATCAGTAATTCAAGAATATTTCAATATAGATAATTGGACATTTAATAAACCAATTAATATTTCAGAAATAGAATTGATATTAGCAAATGTAGAAGGAGTAATGAGTGTACCATCGGTTAAACTTAAAAATTTATGTGCAGGTGATGGTAATTATTCTCCAAATAAATATAATATGGATGAAGCAACAAAGGGAAAGATTGTATATCCTTCTTTGGACCCTTGTGTTTTTGAAGTTAAATTTCCTAACAAAGATATCAAAGGGAGGGCCTTATAATGCATAAATTTTTCACATCATCATATGATTCGAGTATATATCTTCAACAACCTGAACAAAATGCAGGTAGAGATGAGATATTAGAAGTAGGTAAACTTTATTATGGTTCTACAATGGATATTGCAAGAACTTTAATTAAATTTCCAATAAACGATGTTTCAAAATCAATAGCAGATAATATTGGAACAGGTAGTTATAGTGTATTTTTAAATCTTAAAGCTGCAAATTCTGAAGAAATTCCGTTGGAATATACAATATATGCAAACGCAGTTTCATCAAGTTGGGTAATGGGTACTGGAACAAAATTTGATAACGTAACCTATGATGGTGCAACTTGGAAATATAGAAATGGAGCAAGTTCAATAAAGTGGGTTAATTATGATACAACAGGTGGTACTGCTATATATCCTACTACTGGTAACACTACTACCGGCTCGAACAATGCAGAGGGTGGTATTTGGTATTTAAGTGGCTCCGCATCACAATCATTTAATAATGAAGTGGATGATATTAGAATGGATGTTACTAAAATAGTTAAATTATGGATTAGTGGTACTATTGATAATAATGGATTTATAATTCATCATCATGAAACTGCTTCGACTGACGATGTTGATTATGGTGTACTTAAATTCTTTTCAAAAGAAACACATACAATATATGAACCAAAATTAGAATTAGTTTGGAATGATAGAGTATTTGTAACTGGTTCGTTATCTGCTATACCTAATGAAAATTTTAAAGTTACGTTAAGTAATTTAAAATCAAAATACGATAAAAATACAAAAATAAAAATTAGAGTAAAAGGTAGAGAAGAATATCCATTAAAATCATTCTCTAACACTTTTAGTTATAATAGTTCACAATACTTACCAACATCATCATATTATCAATTAGAAGATTATCTAACCGAAGATGTAATATATCCATTTGGAGACTATACTAAAATAAGTTGTGATGCAAATGGTAGTTATTTTGTATTAGATTTAAATACACTTCCTGCCGATAGAGTTTATAAAATAAAAACAAAAATAGAAATAGACGGTATAGGATATGTTTTTGATGATAAAAATACATTTGAAATAAAATAATTATGGCGTTAACATCAATAGAAGCAATAGCTCAAAAATTACAAGAAGAAAGAAAAAACAGATTAGAAGAAATATTAATTTCATCTGGTTCACAAGCTATTGTCAAAAATGATTATGGTATAACGATTGTTGATGAAAAAAACGTTGCATCTTCTTTGGTATTTAAAGAATTAAATAAAGACAAATACGATGAAGATGAGATTAAAAAGGCAATTGATGTTGAGGTAAAGGAATTAAAACCAACAATACCAACACCAAATTTAGATTTAGTTCCTAGACCTATATATGATAAAGAGGTTGCAATTAGTGAAGATTTACGAATAAAATTAGCAGATGTAACAGCAAAATACAATGCTTCTCTTAACGAAATAAAAAGATTACAAAATGAAGTTCAAAAAATAAAAATTGAAAATCTTACAATATCTCAAAAAGATGATTTGATTTCAAATCAATTAGAAACTGTCTCCGATAGTTTGGTTACATTTACAGGCCAAATCCAAACGGCTGTTCAAAAATCAGTAGAAGAATCTATTTTAAGAACATCGTTACAATCTCAAAACACCGGATACAAAGTTCAAATTGAAGCATTAATTAAACAAATTGATTCATTGAATTCAATCATTGAAGGGTTACAATCTCAATTAGGAGCAGTACAACAACAACAGGCAATTACACAAGGTACTGCTGCTCAAGCAATGGCTGCGGGTGCAGATGTTGTTAACGAAGTTGCAATTGTTAAATTACAAGAAAAGGCAGACCCTAATAGTCCTCCTATTTTTGGTAAAGTAAATGCGAGGGGTGGTAACAAATGGATAAATGGTAAAACCTTATCAATTACAAACAATGATAAGGGGCAAATATCAATTGCAATTGATGTAAATTATCCAAACGGACTTAGGTGGTTTAGATTATCCGAATCCTCTTTTACAATGGAGCCGGGCGCAAGTAAAGATATTCAATTAAATATTGATGAATCGTCTGTATCTGGTAAAGATAGTCGAAAGAAAACATTTGGTTGGTCAGGAAGTACCGACTATAAAGGTGGTGAATTAAAAGTTTCTGTTACAAAAAGTGATAAGAGTACAAAAAGTAAATCTTATGAAATGAAATTAACTAAAAATCATCCTGATTTGGTGATTGTAAATACGATGTAATGGAAGTATCAGTTTACGATATCAATAGTAATTTATTACCACATAAATCAGGAAAAAGTGTAGCTTATATAAAAACAGGCGATATTAAAAATTACATGTATAATGTAACTAATAAGGGAGGTCAAAAAGAACTTGCAATTGATATTGAAAAACTTTTAAGTGATTTGGGATTTACAAATGGTATTTTAAAAGTTAATATAAATTTTGTAAGAAATCGAGTAGGTAGTGATAATGAATTAGAAAGAGTTTGGATACAAGAAATATCACCATCCAGAGAAGAAATAAGAATATTACCACTTAAAACAAAATTTGAAAATATCAATGGTAAAAATACAAAAGAATTTTTTAATTTACAAAATTTAAATAAAGATTTTAAATATTATAAAAAAAATATTTTAAACGCTTTGGATATTTTAGAAAATAGTTATTTATCAAAAATAAATGATGCAATTGTAAATAAAATTGGTAATGATTTTAAAGATTCGCTTAGAAAAGATTTTGGATTAAGAAATTTTGATGGTTTTATAAAAAAGATATACGATGATTTTAAAGAAAG